CGCCTGCACACGCAAACGCGGCAGTTGCTCGCCGAGATCCGCGCCTACTGCGCGCGCACCGGGATCGATCGCACCGGCTTCGGCATCAAGGCGGTGAACGATGGCCACTTCGTGCCGCGGCTGGAGGAGGGACGCCAGCCGCGCCTCGATACGATCGACAAGGTGCGCGCGTTCATGAAGCAGAACGGAGCCAAGCGATGAGCGACTGGGACGACCACCTGATTGCGAGATTTAAGGCGCTGCACCGCGGCGGCAAGCGATCGTTCGCGGAGATCGCCGACACGCTCAACCGCGAGTTCGGGCTTAAACTGACGAAAAATGCGTGCATCGGAAAGGGCCGCAGGCTGGGGCTGGAGAAGCGCCCGCGCTCGACGCCGACGCAGCGCCGCAGGCAGCCCAAAGCGGCGACGCCGACCACCCCCGAAAATACCCCTGAGTTAAGACCCCCTCCGATCAACCCCGGCTGGACCATCGAACTGCCGGTCTTGCCCGCCGCCAGCGGGCGGATCACGATCTACCAGCTACAGGCTGGCGTCTGCCACTACCCGTTCGGCGAGCGCCCGCCCTACGCCTACTGCGGCAACACCACGCGCCGCGGCGTGCCCTACTGTCCGCACCACGAGAAGGTCGTCTACCCGCGTGGCACGCGATGAGCGACGACGCGGTGGCGATGATCTGTATCACGATCGGCATATGTTTCTTCTGGTGGATGACGTTCCGATGACAGACGACCAATGGGCCAAGGATCACGCCGACGGCATGCACCAGCGAGAGATCGTCGCGCTGATGCGGAAGATCGATCCGGCCCTGCAGGGCCATGAGCGCGCGATCATCCTGATCGCGCTGATGCGGATCATGGCGGCGATGCTCGGGCCCGCCGACCAGCACACGCGCCAACAGGTGATCCACGAGATCCCGATCAGCATCCGCAAGATCCTGACCGAGATGGACCGGATGCTGGCGGCGTCCCGGCACTAGGCAGCCTTGGCGGCGTGCCACGCGCGCAGCCAAGCTTCAAACGCTTCCTGCGCACCCATCTTGTAGTGCACGCGGGAGAGTTTCATGTCGTCGACGGTGCCGCGCGCGACGCAGACGCGGATCACCACCGGCCGCGTCTGGCCGGGGCGCGCGATGCGGGCGATCGTCTGTTCCCATAGCTCGGGCGACCATGTGGGCGAGATCCACGCCATGTCCGCGCCGCCGAACTGCAGGTTCAGGCCGTGGCCGCCGGACGCCGGGTGCAGGCCCATCACCGGCAGCTTCCCGGCGTTCCAGTCCTCGATGTTGGCCGCCGCCTGCCTGTCGGTCACGCCCGCGCCGAGGTAGCGCAGGTCGAGGCCGAGCGCCTTGTGCACCTCCTGCTTCAGCATCTCCAGATCCGCTTGGTATTCGTAGATGAGCAGCGTCGGCTCGTAGGTCTGCTCCAGCAGGTCGGCCAGCCAGTCGCGCTTGGCGTGGTGCAGATCGTTGACGTCCGCGTTGCCGCCCTCGCCGTAGATAAATCCGTTGGCCATCTGGGCCAGCTTGCCGGTCGCCACCGCGGCGCTGGCGGCGATGACGGTGTCGTCGTCGACGTGTGCCAGCAGCTTCGCCTGCATGCGGTCGTACTCCTGCCGCGCCAGCGGCGACAGGTCGACCTTGTCGAGCACGATCGTGGGCGTGACCTTGGGGATCTCGTCCTCGGGCACCATCACGGTGAGCGGCGCGATCTCGGCGTTGAGCCGCTCCTCGGTGCCGTCGAACGGCTTCCAGTCGTAGCCTCCATATCCAGACGGGTAGAACCACTGCTTGCGCCACTGGTAGTACGATCGCCCCCACAGCTTGCCGCGGGTGACGACGCGCGACGGCATGAACAGGTCGAGCGCGGAGTTCGGGCGCAGCGTGCCGCTCAGTCCCCAGATCGCGCGCCAGTGGTGCGCGTATTTCGCCAGTTCCTTGGCGCGCACGCCGGTCGGATTGCGCAGCCGCGAGATCTCGTCGATCACCAGCAGGTCGTAGAGCATGTGATCGGTATGGAAATCGCGCAGCGCGTCGAGCAGCCACTGCACGATGTCGAGCCCGATGATGGTCAGGTCGTAGTCGATCGAATTGTGCAGCTTGGCCAGCCGCTTGTCGGGGCTGCCCGCCAGCACCTGATAGGTCAGCCCGGCGGTGTGCGCCCACTCGGCGATCTCGTCCGGCCAGACCACGCGCGCCACTCTTTTCGGCGCGACGATCAGGGCGTGGCGGATCTCGCCCTCCCGGATGAGATCCGCGATCGCGGTGAGCGCCGCGGCCGTCTTGCCGCCGCCGGGCCGCAGCACGCAGAGCGCCTCGTTGTTCTCGTAGAGATGCGTCGCGATGCGCTGCTGGTAGGGACGCAGGTCAGACGGCAGTCGCATCGTCATCCTCCAGTGGCGGCATCCAATCAGTTGGCAGCGGCTCCCATATCGAGCCGGTGACCGGGATGCGGCGGAAGGTCAGCGGCTTCTCGGTGTCGCTGTCGCGCTGGCAGTCGCCGCAGAACCCTTCGAGGTGTTCCGGCGGGCGCTCGGCCCACGGGCCGGTGACGCGCCAGCGCCCGGCGCAGCGTTCGCATTCGGCGATGATGTCAGTCATGGTCCTTCCACCCTTGCTTGAGGTACAGCAGCCCTAAATCAGTGATCTTGCACAGGTGGGCCGACTTGCCGCACGGCGTGACGCCCTTGTGGCCGGTGCGCTCGATCAGCTTCCACTTGCGCAGATCCGAGCACCGCTGCCGCGCGGCGCGCTCGCCGACGATCGCGAAGGCTTCCAGATCGATCAGCGGATTGCCGTTCCGATAGGCCCCGAGCATGATGAAAGCGTGCTCGGCGAGCCGCGCCGGGACCGCCTCGTGCGAGGTGTCCGGGTCGCTGGCGCGCGCGTGGGTGTAGCTGGATTTGAAACTGAAAAACGGCGGTTCGTCGTCCTGCATAGTCAGCCCTCGTGCTTGGTGTAGTACGGCGCGATCGTCTCCTCGCTCATCAGCGGCAGGCCCTTCGACCACGGGAAGCCGTGCCGCATGAATGTTCGCATCCGCTGCGCCACCTCGTCGGCCTTCGCTTCTGGCGTCTCTGCGAGGATCTCGTCATGGGTGTGCAGCCGTATGGCCAGTTGCTGGCTCTCCAGCCGCACCAGCGTGCCGCGCAGCACATCCGCCGCCACCGCCTGCGTGATGTTCTCGACGAACATTCCGGGCCACAGCTTCATGCGGCCATGGCCGCGCGCGAAGGTCAGTTCGAGCTTGCGGTCGATGACGTTGCCGTCGTCGTCCTCGACGTCGAGCATCTCCCAGCGCAGCGCGCGGTAGGTGAGCGCGCGGCCGGACGGCAGGATGCACTGCATGGTGCCGCCGAGGACATCGGGCAGGTACATGAAGTGGACGCGCCCGCAGCGGAACGGCCGGTTGTGCACGTCGTGCGCCAGCCGCATGGTTTCCCAGAGGTCGCGCGAGAACGCCTGCACCCACGGGTTCTCGGCGCGCCAGCGGTCGACGATCTCGCGTGCCTCGGTGTCGGACAGATGCATGCCGTAGGCGGCGGCCATCGACTGCAGCGCGCCGACGCCGCCGCAGAAGCCGAGCGCCAACTCGGCGACCTTGCCGCGCTGGCGCATCGCCTTGGTGACCTGCTCGATGGTGCAGTGCGAGAGCGCCGCGGCGGTGCGGGTGTAGAGGTCGGGCAGGCTCGGGTTCTCGTCGACATCGCGGAAGATCTGCAGCCGGGCCCGCGCGCCGTCCTGATAGTCGGCCAGCCACGGCACGATGCGCGCCTCGATCTGCGACCAGTCCGACCACACGAACACGTTTTCTGGACACGCCGGGACAAAAGCGGGCCGGATCAGCAGCGAGAGCATGCGCGCGGCCGGACTGTCAGACAGGGTGCAGAACTGGTCGTAAGTCTGCACCCCCAGCAGGGCCTCGATCGCCTCGTGCTCGTTCGGCAGCGTGTCGCGGGCGAGGTTGTGCACCTGCACGCCCTTGCTCGACGCCCGCCCGGTTTGCGCCGCACCATTGAACACGTACTGGCCGAACAGCACGCCGTCGACGTGGCCGTTGACCATCTTGGTGAACTTCGCCGGGGTCTTGCTGCCGCCGTAGAGGCGGATCTGCAGCACGCGCAGCACGGGCGTCAATTCTGCGGTATTTGACGCCCCTGCGCCGGAATGGCCCTTTTCGAGTTCCTTGACATACGCGATCAGCTTCTCGACCTGCCGCCGGGTCAGGTGATACTTGGCGGGCCTGATCAGGGTGCCGTCCTCGTCATGTTCCTCGACCCGCTTGGTGAGGATGGCGCGGCCTTCGGCGGGCAGCCGTTCGAGCAGCCAGCCGGTGATCTGGGCGACGGCGTCGACGGTGATCTTGGGATACTGCGTGGTGGCGCGCAGTTCAGCCTTCGATCTCTCTTTGTCCTGATCGGCCAGCGTGGCGGCATGCGTGACCATCGGCAGGTCGATCGCCACGCCGCGCTCGTTGATCGCCTCCATCGCCCAATACTCGCGCCATTCGGCGAGCGGTAGCTGGCGGGTGCCGAGGAACACCGAGCGGAGTGTCTCGGTGTCCTGTGTAGCGTATTCGACGAATTGACCCCACTCGGCCGGGTGCGACTGCGGCGTGGCGGTGCTGCGCGGCAGGCAGAATAGCTCGATCAGCTTGCGGCCCTTGGTGTCCTTGCGGGCGGAGCGCGAGGCGCGGGCGGCCCCGGCGAGGTCGGACGGCAGCCCGGCGGCCATGGCCTGCGCCATCACGTCGATGATGTGGGTGGCTTTCAGGTCCGGGAACGCCTGCGTGCTGAAGTTCCAGATCGCCTTGTCGAAGGCGGCATTCCATGCCGCCCAGAGGCCGTTTCCGGACATCACACGGGCGTGATGCGCGAGAAAATCGGTCGGCAGGTCGATCAGGTCGAGCGGGCGGCTGAAATCCGGCACCGCGATCGTCCGCACCGGGCCCGCTCCGATCGCATACGACAGGATGATCGCGTCGGCTTCCGTTGCGTAACGGTAGGTTCCGGCGGCCTTGATGTCGACGCGCGCCCGCGTCTCGAAATCGATGAAGCCGACGTCCGTGGGGTCGAAGGTCGGGCCGGGCAGGCGATCGGCGTCCATGGGTGCTCCGTTGTACTGAAGCCGGTCGGTGGACCGGCTTCAGTATTGGCAGGGACGGCCTACCGCGCGACCGGGCGGCGGCGCTGGCCGACATGCTGCTGGGCGACAGGAGCGGGCTCCACGGGCGGCGCAGCGGCCGTGAAGGTCTGTCCGGCGGCGACCTCTGCCGCCGCCAGCGGCGGCTTGCGCTTGCGGACCGGCGCGGCGGTCGGCGCGGGCGCTTCGGACGCTGGCGCGACCGGCGGCGCGCCCTCGACGTTGCCGTTCAGGTCACACCAGCCCACGATGCTGAAGATAGGCTTGTCGACCCGCCCCCACTTCGGGTGCGGATACCACTCGCTGTCCAGCGTGATGATCGGGCAGGGATAGGGCGTCAGCAGGCGGCGCTGGATGTCACCGATGAACTTGGTGACCGCCTCGATGCCGCCGCGGCTGTTGACCTTGTAGACCACCTCCTCGCCCTCGTCCTCGCCATCGAGGCACTTCAGGTCGAACGACCGCTGCGGCTTGAACTCGGTGCCGCGGATCGCGTCCGGCTGGGCGGGCAGCTTCTCGGACATCGACACCATGACGTCGCCTTCGAGCGAGTTTTTACTCTCGCCCTCGACCCAGCAGCACCAGCCGTGCGCCAGCGTCATGACGTTGACGGCCCAGCGCGAGCCGGGCTGCACCTCCTCGTTGGTCTGGCCGTAGATCCACATGCCGCCTTTCATCAGCCGCAGGATATGCTTGCCGCCCGCGCCGATCTGGGTGGTGGCTCTACTCTCGGCGATCCCCGCCATCATGCGCTTGGCGAAGTCTTCCGGGAGCGCCGCGGCGCTGCCGGTGGTCCGGTTGGCGATGTCAGTCATTGATCTCGATCCTCATCTTCGCAAAATGCCGGTGAGCGACCGGCGGCGCTACTGCGCACCCTTGAGCAGTTTCAGGGATGCGGAAAACTGGTCCATCAGCTTGGCGGGTTCGACCACCGGAGCGGGGTCGTCGGTCGTCGCCAGCGTCGTCTCGGTCGACGGCGGGGCCTTTCGTAACGCCTCGGGAATTGTGACGCCTAATCGTTTCGCGGTGGCGTCCGCGCTGGCGAAAGTCACCAGCTTGTCCTGCCAGATCTCGCTTTCGCGGAAGCCGAGCGCCTTCAGTTCCCGGTCGACCGTGGCGTCGTCGACCCACTGACGCATCTTGGCCTTGGCCTTGAGCCGCCAGCCCGGGATCGTGCCGCCCTGTTCGAGATACGTGTGCATCTGCTCGTCGATCGTACTCTTGAGCATCACGAGACTGTCGACCAGCGCCTTCGCCCGGGACAGGTATTCGCCGTAGGTGTTGGGGTCTTGCTTGTCGACATCCTGCCCCTTCAGCACCGCAAGTTCGAGCAGCGGCCCGGTCCAGTGCGGGCAGATCGACTTGCAGGGCGCGAAGCGGCACCACTCGCCTCTCTTGCGGGGCGGATCGCGGCCGATCGCGGTCGTGACGGCGTTCTGCACGTCCTCGACGAACCAGCGGATCTCCTTGGGGTCGACCACGGTGTGGGTGCGCGGCTCGTCGCCGCGCGGCTGGATGATCGCCACCGCGGTCTGGCGGCGGGCGTAAAGCCCGCGCAGCGTGGCGCGCGCGGCAGCGAGGTAGAACATCAGTTGCGGATTGACGATCGCGCCTTCGCCGTCGCTGTACACCGCGCGCACGCCGACGCCCGAGCCGAACTTCCAGTCGACGTGCAGCACATAGATGCTGTTTTTCAGGATCAGGTCGATGGTGCCGAACGCGCCCGCGACACCGGGGAAGCGCACCGACTGCTCGACGCCGTAGACGACGAAATCGCCGCCGTACGCCTCCTCCAGTTCGATCAGGAGCGCGATCGCGGGCCCGACCATCGTCTCGTAGTGTTCCTGCGTGAAGACGCGGTCGTGGTGCTTGCTGCCGATCTGCAGCTTGGCCAGTTCGTGCATCCGGAACGGTGTGCAGGACGTGGCCTGCCGCCGCAGCATCACGGCGTCCATCACCGCGTGCATCGCGGTGCCTTCGTCGGCGTATTCGCTGGAGATGTTGGCGGCGGGCGGCAGCGCCAGCAGCGTGGCGTGGCTGGCCGGACAGTTGATCAGGCGGCCCGCATTGGAGCCGCCGATAATGCTTGAGTGCCGCGCCATTCTGATCTCCTATCCTGACAGCCTTGAAAATTTGAGGAGAGGATGATGGGGAAAACGCCATCTGTCAAGGAGAGCGCGATCGAGCGGGCGCTGCGCGCGGCGGTGCTGACGCGCGGCGGGGTCTGCGAGAAAATCATGGTGATCGGGCGGCGCGGATTTTTCGACCGGCTGATCGTGCTGCCGGGTCCGCGGATCATCTTTGCCGAGATTAAGCGGCCCAGAGGTGGCCGAGTAAGCGCGCACCAGCGAAAGTATATCGATGATTTTATGGTGCTAGGTGTAGAGGTTGCGATCGTGAGAAATGTGGCGGATATTGACGCGCTGCTCAAAAAGTAGGGCCGTGGCGCTACGAACGCTCACGGCCCTGATCTGATCGCTTTAGTCTAGAAAGGACCAGACCATGTCGTTCGATGATGTCGAACTGAACCTCAAAAATCAATATACGCTGTGCTGTCCGGCCTGCGGCAGCGCGTGGGCGCACCACGGCGCGGTGACAGTCTATACCCGCCGCGAGGAGGACGGTGCCGCGACCAAAACCTGCGTCCTGCCGGATGGGACGGTGCAACAGAACATCGGAAAGCACCACAATCCGAGCGGACGGCGCGACGGCCTCGCCATCCAGTTCTACTGCGAACAGGGCTGCGGCCCGATCGAATTGACGATCGAACAGCACAAAGGGATCTGCACGCTAGGCTGGCGTGAATTGACGGACCCGCCTGCCGGGACGCTGATGCTGCCAAAAGCAAGAATGAGGACCGCGTGATGCTGCAGCCCAAGCGCGTCGCGGCATACCGCGAGATCTGGCTGCGGCTCAAGGCAAACGGCTACGATGTCATCCCGCTGGTCAGCGGCAAGGACCATCCCTTCAAGGGCTGGCCCGCGATGCCGAACGCGCCCGCCGACATCGCGACGTGGAACGGCCGCGCCGCGGGCGTGCGCATGTTTGGCGGGCGGCTGCTGGTGATCGATCTGGACACCCGCACCGAGCGGGTGCGCGACGCCCTGCTGGCGATGCTGGCCGCGCGCTGGCCAGACTTCATGGCGCGCTGCCTGCGGCGGCATTCCGGGGCGGTCAAGCTGGCGCTGCTCGGACGCTGCAGCGAGACGACCGCGCGGACAATGCAAAGCCACAGCTACTACCCGGACCCGGTCGAACGCGACAAGGAGCAGAAAAATCAGGTCGAGGTGTTCACGCGCAACACGAAAAAGTATGTCGGCGTCCACGGCGCGCACAGCCCCGGCCGCGCGTACGGCTACCACGGCCGGTCGATCGAAGACGTCGCGGAGGATGACCTGCCGGAATTTCCGGCGGACGAGGTCGGCGCGCTGGTCGACGCCTGCGACGAGGTCATGGCGGCGATGGAAGGGCTCTATCGCCACGGCCCGGCCAATACCGGCAAGGACGGCGCGGTGCTCTACGACCTGACGCCCGAGATGACGTTCCGGCTGGCAGACGACGACACGATGACGCTGGCGGAGCTTGAGGCGTACGTGAAGGCGCACGGCCGCGCCGAGGGCTACGCCACGCTGTTCGACCCGGCGACGAACAGCCCGGACCGGGTGAAGGCGAACATCGGCGCGGACGGGCTGTCGCTGTGGGACACCAAGACCGAGATCTCGCACCACTGGGCCTCGGCCAAGCCGGTCGACCCGGCGGCCTTTGCCGAGACGCTGCGGGAGGCCGCGGCGGCGCACGGGGTCGAGATGCCGATCTTTCCACCCAACTGGCGCGAGCGGTACGAGAACGGCAGCCCGAAGGCGTCGCTGCACAACGCCCGGCTGGCGATCGAGGCGGGCGGGTTCTCGGCCTCGCACGACACGTTCCACAACCGGCTGCTGATCGGCGGGCACGGCCGCCCGCTGCCCTACTGCTGCGGCGAGGTGAACGACAACCGCATCGCGTGGCTGCGCGGCTGGGTGTCGCGCACGTTCGGGCGGGATTTCACCGAGAAGCACATCCGCGACGCGGTGATCCAGATGGCGATCGACAACCCGTTCAACCCGGTGACAGACATGCTGGCGGAGGCGCAGGCGAACTGGGACGGGGTCGAGCGGCTCGACCGCATGGCGTGCGACTATCTGGGCTGCGCCGACACGGTGCTGAACCGCGCCTGCGTGCGCAAGACCATGATCGCCGCGGTGGCGCGGGCGCGCACGCCGGGCATCAAGTTCGACACCATTCTCGTGCTGGAAAGCCCGGAGGGCTGGAACAAGTCGTCGGCGTGGGCGGTGCTGGCCGGGGAGGGTAATTTCTCGGACGAGCGGATCATCGGCAAGGACAGCCGCGAGGTGGTCGAGCAGCTTGCCGGGATCTGGATACACGAGAACGCGGATCTGGCGGGCATGCGCAAGGCCGAGGTGGAAACCGTCAAAGCCTACGCCAGCCGCGTGGAGGACCGCGCCCGCCCCGCCTACGGCCATTTCCTGATCGCGCAGCCGCGGCATTCGATCGAGATCGGCACCACCAACAACGACGAGTACCTGCAATCCCAGACCGGAAACCGCCGGTTCTGGCCGATGAAGCTGGAGCGGCGCATCGATCTCCACAAGCTGAAGGCGGCCCGGCTCCAATTATGGGGCGAGGCCGCGGCGGCGCAGGCCGCGGGCGAGACGCCGGTGCTCGACGAGGCGCTATGGGGGGTCGCCGGAATTGAGCAAGAGGCGCGCCGGGTGCGCGACCCGTGGGAGGCGGTGCTGGCGGAGATTACCGCGGTGGTGTCGGGCGGGCCGATCGGCGGGGTGGGCTATGTCGGCAACGGCATCGTGCACGAGGTCGGCGGCGAGCAACGGGTCGCGACCGCGGTGCTGTACCGGCACGTCCTGAAGGTGGAGGGGTGGCAGCTTCACGCGGGCCACGCCAAGCGGCTGGCCGACGCCATGCGGGCGCTGGGGTGGTCGTCCAAGCAGTTCAAACTGGAGGGCAAAGTGGTACGTGGGTATGTTAAGTAACAGGTAACGGTAACGCCCAAAGTGATCTCCACTCTTTTCATTTTTTGGTGCACATGGGGGGTGCATAGGGCGGGAAGGGGGTGCGAGCAGCAATATAAGTCTTTCCTCTAAATACCCGTTACTGATGTTACTGGTGTTACCTAATTGAAATATAAGGAAAAATTAGGTACCGGAAAAGGTAACAGGTAACGGCAGACCCTCGGCGGGCTCGCGCTCGCCTCACAACGGAGCAGGACGATGGTACGGATATACCTCATTACATTTTCGGCTCTACTGGCCGCCGGTACCGCGACGGCCCAGCCGGATATTCCGAAGCGGGAGGACCGGCATCCGGCCTACGCGGCCGACCCGCCGCCGCCGCGGGTGGTGCCGATCGAGCGCATCCACACGTTCGAGCAGAGATGGGAGCCGGTGCTGCAGTTGCTGCACGAGCAGCGGATGCGGCAGGGCATCGGGCAAAGCGCGCCCACGGGGCTCCCTGTGCCCCTGCCGCCCGTCCGGCCGCTGACCGAGGCGGCGGGCCGGGTGAGGGACGTGTGCGAGCGGCATAATCTTCGGAAGGTGTGGCGCGGCAAATCATGGAGGTGCAGATGAGCGACAACGGACAGGCGGACATCACGGGCAGCCGCCAGCGGCGGGTCGAGGCGGGCCTGCTGGCGGTGCAGGAGGTCGAGCAGGAGCGCGACGCCTGCCGGGAGCAGTTCGACAACCTGCAGACCGAGCACCGCGGGCTGAAGGCCGAGCACGACGCACTGCAGATGGCCTACAGCCGGATGCAGAACGATCTGGCCACCTACCGGCACGATCGCGACGAGGCGGTGAAGCGGCTGGCGCAGTTCGAGGCGGTGTACGACGCGGTGCTGGCGGTGATGCAAAAGCATCGCGGCGGCACCCTTTCGGATGCCGCCGCGATACCGGCGTACAACGGGAAGGTCTAGGCGGCGAGCGCCCGCCCCGAGCGGGCGCGCACCGTGAAGGTCGGGGTCGGCACCAGCTTGATGTGCGCGGTGCGGTACTGCGGCGAGAGCGAGGCGCGGTAGTCGTCGACCACGGCCTTGATGCTGGCCTTGAGTTCGTCCGACAGCTTCTCGCGCTCCGGGGCGGTGATCGAGAGGCGGAAGGCGTGGCCTTCGTGGTTGCCGAGCGGCAGGTCGGCGAGCGCCGCCTTGAGCGCGTCTTCCTGCGCCTTGAGGTCGGCGATCTGCGCCTTGAGGATGCCGAGGTCGTCGATGATGCGGGCGAGATTGGTCATGGTGGTGTGCTCCGTTGAGGGGTTCAGGTGATGATCAGATGACGATCAGGCGATCGCCGAGGCCGGGGAACTTGGCGCGCAGCGCGTCCTCGATCTGGCCCTTGTTGGCGTGGTGGATGGCGTCGGCGAGCAGGTCGCAGTCGGCCTTCGAGAGCATGACGCGGCACATGGCGTGGAGGCGCTCATAGCGGCGGATGTTCTGGGCGGCCTTCAGGGTCGGGTCGGCGCGGTAGGCGTTCAGCAGCTTCTGCATTTTCAGTCTCCGTTGTTGATGACGCATACTAGGACCGCCTGACCTAGTTTGTCAAGCGGTCCCTGTGGATAACTAGCGCGCTTCCTGCGGCTTGCGGGCGTACCGCTTCTTGGCGGCTTCGGCGCGATCGACGACGAGGCGGCGGGCGGTTTCGAGGTCGGCGTGGATGTCGAACCATGCCTGCGCGGCACCGAAATCCTTGCCGTCGCGGGTTACCGAGCAGTCGATCCGCACCATGCCCGCGGGGCGCAGCTTGGTGGGGTCGATGCGGTAGCAGCTACCCTTGTAGTCCTCGCCGACGACCTCGACGGCAACCGGGAAGATCGACCAGCGGTAGCCGAGAACGCGGCCCTTGCGGTCCTGCAGGTCGAAGCCGTGGTAGCCGGTGTCGAGCGCAGGCATCGGGAGGGTCTTGCAGGCCACGCGGGTCATGGCGTTCCACTTGGCGTCGGCCTTGGCGCGGCGGGCGGCGTAGAGGGCTTCGAGGTCGGTGGTCATTGGTCGTCTCCGTTGTTGATGACGCAGACTAGGACAGGCAGTCCGCCCATGTCAACAACTAATTTGACACCGGGTCCGCCCGGTCATATTGTCAGGGGACACACAAAGGAGCCCACAATGGCCGATACTTCCAACGACTGGCAGCAGGAGCGGGCGATGAGCCCGAAGGCGTTCGAGCGCGCGATCGCCGATCTGGGGCTGCGGCAGGCGCAGGCCGGGCGGTGGCTGGGCGTCTCCGAGCGCACCGCCCGGCGCTACATCAGCGGCGAGGCGGAGATCCCGCCCGCGCAGGTTCTGCTGCTGCGCGCGGCGCTCAAGTATCGCATCCGGCCGCTGTACCCGCGCTGGAACCGCGACGGTAACTAGCTGCCCGCGTTTGACTTTTGTGGCTGTGCGCGCGCATGTTCCCGGCTGGACCGGGAGCCGCGCATGGCCAACATGAAAATTATCAGCATGCTGGACGCCGCGGCTGCGCGATCGCGTGCCGCGGTGCTGAACGACATGGCCAACATGGCCGTGCAGATTTCGACCGAATTGACGGCGATCGACCAGCGGCTGCGCAAGCTGCGCGAGGACGTCGACCGGCTGCAGCAGGGAGGGGCAGTACCCACGCCAAGTGCCGACAAAAACTAGGAAATTCATCGATCTCAAAAGCTTGGCCCGCGGCTACACGCAGGTCGCGATCCGGACGCTTGGCGGCATCGCCAAGGACGGCACGAGCGAGGCGTCACGCTGCACGGCCGCGGCCATGCTGCTCGATCGCGGCTGGGGCAAGCCGATCCAGCAGCACACGCACGGCGGCGGCGCGGAGGGCGACGGCCCGATCGTCGTGCATGTCATCCACCGCGAACGGAAAAAATAATGCCGGTGCTCGAACTGCCCTACAACGGATGGCACGAGCGCCCCTACCAAGAGGCGCTCTGGGATCATCTCATGGGCGGCGGCAAGCGCGCCTACGCGGTGTGGCACCGGCGCGCGGGCAAGGATGACGTGGCGCTGCACTTCGCAGCCTGCGCGATGCACGAGCGCATCGGCAACGTCTGGCATTGCCTGCCCGAGTATGCGCAGGGGCGCAAAGCCCTGTGGACCGCGGTCAACGCGCACACCGGCAAGCGGCGCATCGACGAAGCCTTCCCCGAGGCGCTGCGCGAGAACGTCAACGACAACGAGATGTTCATCCGCATGAAATGCGGATCAACATGGCAGATCATCGGGTCCGATCGCTACAACGCCACGGTCGGCGCGAGCCCGATGGCGATCGTCTATTCCGAGTGGGCGCTGGCCAACCCGAGCGCGTGGGCCTATCACCGGCCGATGCTGCAGGAAAATAACGGCACCGCGTTATTCATTACCACGCCGCGGGGCCGTAATCATGCGATGTCGATGCTTAATCATGCGCAGCAATCCGATGAGTGGTTCGCGCAGGTATTAACCGCGAAGGATACTGGCGCGCTCGATGACGGACAATTAGCCGAGGCATTAAAAGAATACGAGAGTATTTACGGAATTGACATGGCGCAGGCGCTCTGGCGGCAGGAGTACTTCTGCGATTTTAACGCCGCGGTGCTCGGCGCATTCTACGCCCGAGAGTGCGCTGCCGTGCGCAACGAGGGGCGCGTGCATCCGGTCGAGCCGCCGCCCGGCGCGCTGGTGCATCGCGCG